CGGTGGCATCTGAGTCCGCGGTCCAATTCGACGTAGTCGATGCTCCGGGCACACCGATCTTCACCGGGCCGGTATGATCGATCTTCACGTAACGGTCGTCGTCGCCCAGGTACAGGTCGGCCAGGTCGACATTACCGGCCTCGATGTGTATGTGAGTCTGATCCAGGTTCGCGGTCGGCCTGATGTATACGTACTGACCCTGTGCGACAAGCGACTCATTGGGTACGAGTTTGATCTCGCCTAGATCGGAGTAGGTTCCATTACCGATCAGCGAAGTCCCGCTGATCTTTACATCGCTGAGCAGGGTGTCCCCGTTGACGACAAAATAGTAGTCAGAACTTTGGTCACCGTTAGTTCCGATGCCAACTCTGGACTGGGTATAGACAAGCGAAGGCATCTGATCAGAGGGACCTGTTTCCTCAACGTAAATCCACGCACTGGCCCCAGCATCCACAGCGCCCGGCATCCACTTATTCGCCGATTCATCCCAGACTAATGAATCACCATCCTGCTGCTCTCCCGACAGATCTACGTCGGTCAGATCGCTCAGCGCTCCGGGTACGTTATCGGCCGTGATGGATCCGTTGACAACCAGGCCGTTTTCTATTCTATAAAACTGTTCAGACATGGTTAGTTAATTAGGTTAGTGGCCAGAAACCGGCTGAGTCGTGGTTGTATCGCCAATCCTCGAACGACTCGAACCAGGATGAAGACGGAGGTGCGGGCACGGTATTCACGGTCCAGCCTTTACTTTCTAGCGAAGCTTTTGCGGCTAAACCTGCGGCACCAGGCGCAGCCGAGGTTCCCCCATCGATGTTTACGGTACCATTGTTTTGCCCCGCTGTGTCAAGGGAAACAAGAATGTTATCCACGCTGGTTTGGTCGAGGGCACAATTAGTCCAGGACTCAGCAAAATTCACACACGGGCAATCATCGAATACATTTGCTGGGAAAGAGGCGAGGTTTGAGCAACCATACCAGGCCCATTGCAGAGTGAATGCTGAACTGAAGTCAAGTGACGGGAAGGAAGTGAGGCTGCTGCAGTTTTGCCAAGCACTCCCGAAATTAGTTCCGTTGCTAACGTCTAGTTCGGGGAAGGAGGTTAGGCTGGTGCAGTTGGACCAAGCACCGCCGAAATTAGTTCCGTTGCTAACGTCTAGTTCAGGGAAGGAGGTTAGGCTGCTGCAGTCGGACCAAGCACTGTTGAAATTAGTTCCGTTGCTAACGTTCAGTAGGGGGAAGGAGGTTAGGCTGCTGCAGTCGTACCAAGCAAAGGAGAAAGTAGTTCCGCTGCTAACGTCTAGTTCGGGGAAGGAGGTTAAACTGCTGCAGAAGTTCCAAGCACCGGTGAAATCAATTCCGTTGCTAACGTCTAGTTCTGGGAAGGAGGTTAAACTGCTGCAGCCGTCCCAAGCACCGTTGAAATTAGTTCCGTTGCTAACGTCTAGTTCGGGGAAGGAGGTTAGGTTGTTGCAGTAGGACCAAGCACCACCGAAATTAGTTCCGTTGCTAACGTTCAGTAGGGGGAAGGAGGTTAGGTTGTAGCAGTTGGCCCAAGCAAAGGCGAAAGTAGTTCCGCTGCTAACGTCTAGTTCGGGGAAGGGGGTTAGGTTGTTGCAGTTGGACCAAGCAAAGGAGAAAGTAGTTCCGCTGCTAACGTCTAGTTCGGGGAAAGTCGTGAGACTTTCGCAGGCTTGCCAAGCACCGGTGAAATCAATTCCGTTGCTAACGTCTAGTTCTGGGAAGGAGGTTAAACTGCTGCAGCCGTCCCAAGCATAGCTGAAATTAGTTCCGTTGCTAACGTCTAGTTCGGGGAAGGAGGTTAGGTTGTTGCAGTAGGACCAAGCACCACCGAAATTAGTTCCGTTGCTAACGTTCAGTAGGGGGAAGGAGGTTAGGTTGTAGCAGTTGGCCCAAGCAAAGGCGAAAGTAGTTCCGCTGCTAACGTCTAGTTCGGGGAAGGGGGTTAGGTTGTTGCAGTTGGACCAAGCACCGCTGAAATTAGTTCCGCTGCTAACGTCTAGTTCGGGGAAGGAGGTTAGGCCGTTGCAGCCTGCCCAAGCACTCCAGAAATTAGTTCCGTTGCTAACGTCTAGTTCGGGGAAGGAGGTTAGGCTGGTGCAGTTGGACCAAGCATAGCTGAAATTAGTTCCGTTGCTAACGTTCAGTAAGGGGAAGGAGGTTAAACTGCTGCAGTCGTACCAAGCATAGCTGAAATTAGTTCCGTTGCTAACGTTCAGTAGGGGGAAGGAGGTTAGGCTGCTGCAGTCGTACCAAGCAAAGGAGAAAGTAGTTCCGCTGCTAACGTCTAGTTCGGGGAAGGAGGTTAGGCTGCTGCAGTTTTGCCAGGTGCTAGTAAAAGTGGTGCCCGAATCAATAAAAATGAACGGAAAACTTGTCAAACTGCTACAGTCTTTCCAGGTTCGATCAAAAACAGTGGCCGAGCTTAGATCCAAAGCTCCAAAACTCGTAAGACTCGAACAACCCTCCCACGTCTGTACGAACTCGGTTGCGTAGGCTAACTTATAGTACAGGTCTAGTGTTGCAATACTTTGCATCGCAGAGCAGCCGTCCCAGGTTCGGTAGAAGTTAAACCCCGAACTCAAATCTTTGGACGGAAAATTGACTATAGACGTGCAATTACGCCAACCATCGGAGAAATCTACCACTCCGGTCGTATTTACATTGGGGTCGCAGTTGAAGGATGGCATGGCTATTCGGGGGTATCAACGGTGAAAGATGTCAGGCTACTGCAGTTTCGCCAAGTAGCTTCGAAGTTGTACGGGGGTGGTGGCGTGACGTCATTAGACCGTATATATGAATAAGATCCGCAGATCACATAAGACCCTATCGAACTAACCGCATCGGTCGCATAGCCCGTTAGTTGCCAGAATTCGTCCAGGCCAAAACTATAAAGTTTATCGCCAGGTGGCCCAACATTACTAATGTTTCCGTACTGAGTCTGACTCATCTCGTACGTCGTACCGTTCCAGAACAGTATGCCGGAGAGTTTAATCACTTGGTACTTGAAATCAGACGACTCGACTTGGATAGTCAAATCCACCGACCTAGCCGAGTCTCCTTCTCCTATTAACTGAAAAACCTCGATATTGGTGTCCGGGCTCAGTAAGCCGGGCGCGTAAGTGACTTCGTGTCTGAAAGACCCGTGAACGACTGTGGGATCTCCACCAGCAATAACCCCGCCCCCCATACGAACCGCACCGCCCAGAGTTACGCTGTTTGTGGTTTGTATAGACCCCTCTACGTCAATACCGGTAAAAGGACCGGCGACCGGGGTTTTTCCTATTCCTACTTTTGAATAATCGGTTGTTAGAACTCCGGGTTCCGGATTAGACCAGTAATCCGGACCGACTACCCAGGACTGAGTCGAGCCATTCCAGCAGATCGTGGCTTTTTCGTATAATCCTGCGCTAAGATCAACATCGCTAAGGTCATCGAGCCTAAACGCCCCGGCCTCGTCGGTCACAAGCAACGTACCGCTACGGTCGGGAAGGCTGATCAGCCGATCCTCGCTCGGCGGTACGGCCTGGAGCGTAGTGGTGAATAAGGCGCCGGGTAGATTCAGCTCACCGAATACATCGAGGCCCGACCCGCTCACTGTGGCCTTCTTGACCCCACCGATCCCGACGGAGATGTTACCCGGACCCGACCGGTACAGGCCGCTTCCCGGCTCCGAGGTGAATGAGAAGGACGGTGTAGTAATCGCACCGTCGGAGACTCTGGCCTGACCCTGCACGGTCAGCAGTTGGGCGAGAGTGAGGTTGGCGAACTCGACGTTCGCGTTTGTCGCCACACCCTGGCCGATGGAGATCTGACCGTTTGAGAACGTTACGCCGGTTCCGCCACTGAGATGGGCCCGGACTTCCGCCGCGCTTGGGCCCGTGTACGTGAGAACTCCCGTCTCCGAGTCGTAAGCCAACGACCCATCGCCACCGGCATCGGTTACGCTCAGAACAGGTCCACCACCTCCTTCGCTGATGGCATCGCTGACATACTCCTCCATGAATGAGAGGGGTACGGCGTCGGAGGGAGCGGTGGGGTTTGCGACTCCGGTGATCCGTCTGTTCTGAGTATCCAGAGCCGGAAGACCGCCGCCAACCAGACCACCTATGGTCACTTTGTTCGCGAATACGGACGTTCCGTCGTTATTAACCCTTCCTACCTGCTCTCCGATGCTACTAATCCACTCGGTTATTACGGCGTTAGTACTCGAGCCACGCAGCGTAAGAGCGACGGTGTCGTTGGTGCCCGGGTTTATGATATTGGGTTTTGCTACGCTCGGTACTCTAAGTACGAAGCCTTCAAGGCTCAGATTTATACTATCGAGTAGGTCATCGATCTCGTTCCGTGTGTATACGGTATTCTTGTCCGCCTTAACACTCAGCAGGGTCAGTATCTCTGACTTGGTGTAGAAATCCTGAAAACCGTACTCCGCGACCAGCGACCCCGACACCGACCCCTGGTACACGTTAGGGTTTAGCTGGAACGGTTGCTGGAAGGGGTTCTGGTTTAGCGCCTGGGAGGACGTGGGGAGGATCCTGCTCACCCCACTGTCATTGCATGAGTTTGGCATAGGTTACTCCGTGGGGGGTTGCGGGAGGGCGTTGATCTCGGCTTGAGTGAGAACACGCGGGGGAAGTCCGAGTTCCGCTCTCTCGTCCAGCGAGGGCGTTGGAGGCTTCAGTCTGTAGGGTGCCGGGACCTCGACAAAGTGCCCCTTCGAGCCGATCTGTACAACATCGTAGCCTAGCGCCGGATCCTTCTCCCTCTGGTACTCCAGGCATCTATTCACTCCGGTGGGTACGCAGTATACACGTTGCCAGGCCGGGTCGTTGTGGTCGAAGTTGGAATCGGATTCCAGGGTTTCCTGGGTGGCGGGGATGTCCTGCTTGGCTATGTACAAGCAGACCGCATCGCCACACTCCCCGTCCACCAGGACCTCGTCCCCCTCGCGGTAGAAGAACTGTCTTCTCACCCGGGCCTCTTTCCACTTATCGGACGAGTTGTCCCTGAGGCACTTCTCCAGCTCCGTGGTTGTCAGCTCTGGAGAGTAGCATACGCTGAAGCTCTGCTGGAAGAGTCCTGAGTCCCACTCAGCGTCGTAACTTCCCCACTCCTGGTCCATGAGCTTGAGGCTGTAGCGCTTGTACCTCTCCCTCAGCTCCTCGATGGTAGGGATGCCCGCCGGGATCGTTGTGTCTATGTAGCAGATCCGGGTCCACTTCGAGCGGTCGAAAGCTCTGCTCACGGCCTCGATGTCCTCGTTGGCCTCGTAGAGACTGATCCTGTGCCCGTCCTCCTCGACGAGGAGCACCCTGCTCCCCTCAGCGTAGGCCACTACGGCCCTGTAGGTGGCCACGCCCCACTTATCGTTTGTCTCCGAGAACAGGAGGTTCGGAGTTAGTTCGCTGATCTGCCAGGGGAATTCTATGTCACCCCAGGACTTATAAAGCCCTTTCTGCGAGCTGTAGAAGGAGTAGTCGTTCAGGAGGTCGTCAATGCTCATCCCGCAGGTATTGACCTCCCTGGAACAACCCGCGTCCACCACGGTGCCCTCCCCACCGGCCTCCTCGACGGCGGTTTTCTGATCCTCAGAGAGCCGCTCGAAGCATCCTCTGAAATAGAGGTTGGAGAGGGACATATTTATCCTTACAACTAGCGATCAATTGTAGGTAAATGTATCCATCACGAACGTTAGTTCGAGAGTAGAGACGTTGGAGGAAGCGCGGTCGGCTGCGCCGAAGTTCAGGCTTGTCATCTGCGCGTCAGGAATGGTGATGGTGCGCTGGCCGATAGGCTGCGGGTCCTCACCACAGGACACGGGAGTGATGGTCAGGGTCACAAACTCGCAACCGTAGGCCTTCCAGAAGTCCACAACGTCGGCGTGCTGCTCGGGGTCAAAAGGCACCGAGACGGTCACTTCTGTCAGGGTGCGGGGTCCCTTGAGGTTGAAGATGCGACCACGAACCCCGTCCGCGTACTGAGAGGTGCCAGCGGTGTCGCGAATTCCGCTGAAGTTAGTGAAGTAGTGCTGGAAGGGGGAAGCCTGGATCCAGAACTGCGACTGTGTTACCGGCTTGTATGATAGCATGGCGGGATAAACTTACACAAGTATCTATCGATATTTAAACTAAGCCCACCCCCCTGAATCACATCAGGTACGGCGCAAAGTACTTCCAGTAACCCGCCTTCCTGCAGTCGATCACCACGCACTCCTTATGCACCACAGAACGGTTGAGTCTGTAGATTCTCTGGTAGAGGTCGAGAAGTTTTGTGGTCTCGAGTACGTCTATATCATCCACTCTGATCTGGTTCTCCACGCTGTACAGTTCCATGCTCAGAGCGCTGAGCGCTATGGACTGGTCGGGTCGCAGGTACGGCACCTTCTTGACTTCCTCGACGAGCCTTCTGGAACCGTGGGCGATCTCGCCAGGCGAGGTGTACTCGTCGATGTGGATCCTGGACGCAGAAGCCTCCGAATCCCCACTATCCGAGACGATGCGCTGGAACCCGACATCGTCCAGAGCTCCGTCGAACTTGGACGCTATGAGCTTGGCGATCTTATCCTTCTTGGTCTTGTCGGACGTATCCCCGTCCTCATCGTAGTCTCCCTCGGAGAAGTCGAAGAGGCTGAGCATGTCCGACTGGTCGGCTCCGAACGCCCCCATGGCTCCGTTCGCCGAATCGTTCATCTGTTCCGGGGTCTTCGGTTCGGACATGGGCGCTGCACCCGCGGCCGGTGGGGCTCCACCCATGCCCATCATCCCGGCCTGGTCGACTTTGCCCAGGGACGGGATCTCCAGCTTGTCCCTCATCCAGTCAAGGTCCTTGACCTCGTAACCCACGGCCTGAAGCTGCGTCAGCATCTGGACGATCTTGACGGGATCCTCACGCTGCTCTAGATCATCAAAGTTTCTACGAAGTCTAGGAACGGAGACACCCGGATAGTTAAGCTCAACAATCCAACGTATAAGCGTGGCGTTAATTGTCTCATCTAATTCCTCTGAGAAGGTTTTTGCTTTACGCATCCTCAACGAGTCGGATACCTGGTCCCGGGCGTACGAACCCACATTACCGGTCTCCTGCCCCACCGTATTCTCGCCGTTGAGGACAAAGGATATCTGCTGATCGACGTACTCGATGAGCTTCTCGTACACCTCCGAGCGGCCCTGACTCTCCAACCAATCCACCTCCATCTCGTCAGGGATCACGATCGCGGTCTCCTGACCCAGGCGCTGAAGCGCCGTGAATAGCGATGCCACCTCCTCGTCGGGAGTGCCCAGGGAGAATTTGCCCACCGCTGTGGGGGTGGTGTGCTTGTCCGCGTACTGGAGCCAGAACGACATCAGCGTACGTCTGAACTCAACAAGGCTGTAGAGCTGACGCCCCAGACCTGTGCCATACGGGTCCATGAAGTTGCTATAGGACCAGTGCCTGTGTATGACCATCGAACGCAGGGGCAATGGTATGCCCTCCACCGGCGAATCCACCGTCATCAGACGCGGGGACATAGTCCCGTCCTCGTTCAGGACAAACTGGAACCTGCGTGGGTCGCGTATCTTGATCTCCGACGGGACGATGTAATTGCCCTGCCTCATCCAGCAGATCTCTCCTACCGAGATGCCGAGGATCATCGACTCGCACATCCCGCGGATAAACGTATCGAACGCGGAGTTGGACGTTACCAGCATCTCCTTGCCGTAGGCCTGCCGAGTATTCGTGCCCATGCGCTTCAGCACCTGACGGACGAACTCAGCGACCTCCTCGTCGCGATCGGAGGGGCTGGCGGGATCGATCTCCCACTTGCGCTGGACGATCTCCCCGATGATCTTTTCCCAGGCGGCGATGATGTGACTGTCATTGAACAGTCGCATGTACTTCTCGATCGCTCGCGGGCCACCACCACCCTCCTCGATGAGGATGTCGTCGCGACGCGGGAGGATAGTACCCGAGTTGAGGTAGGGGGTCGCTGTGAAAGCGTAAGGATCGGCCTTGTAACCCGCTAAGCTGCCCTGAGCTATGCCTAGACTGAAGTATCGGTCGTAGTAGCCAGTTTTAATCTGCTTCGCCGCCTGACGATTCTCAGTCATGCACGTCCCTACTCTGTCTGGTTCTTATCTGATTCTTTAAACTCCGAATGTTTAGAACGATCCACGTAGACAACCTCCGCGTTCAGGATGAAGTCGTACAGTTCGTCGACGGATATCTCGCCTTTCTCGTACTTCTCGATGTACTCGTCCGCCCCGTCTACGATGACCGGCTGGGAGTTCGTGAGGATGTTTACCCCTCTTTCCACTCCCTCTGGGCTTCCCGGGTCTCTTGCTGTATCTTCTCGAGCTGTGCTTGCCATTTTGGTTCGTATGAGCTAAGGTAGATGTGCCACTTCTTAGGCCACTCACTCTCGGAGAATTTATGCTCCAGTTCCTGAGGGCGCACGGTTGTGAAGGTCTTGCGCAGGGAGCAGACTCCAGCCGCCACAAAGTTGAATCTGTTTTTCAGGTAGTACTTCTCCAGAACGTCTAGGGAGACGTACGGGAAGTTCCTCTCAAACTCGGAGAAAAGAGGCGAGTTCTTCACATCAACTTTAGACTCCTCCTCGGCCTTTTGCGAGACGTACTGGTAGGACTCGTCCAGAACATCGGAGATGAGGCTGGAGTTGAAGGGGCACGATTCGTAGTCGTTGATCTCCTTCCAGAAGACCTTGAGCGATTCGTAGGCCGCGGTGATGGAGTGCTTAGAGAACTTGGAGAACCTATCCCTGAGATCCTTGCGCAGCGTCTCGACGAGGTGGGAGTCCTGTGCTTCGGGCCACTTGGCGATGCGATGGGCGCATCCGCTAGCCCAGAGGAATGCCAGGAGCAGAGTCTTGATCCTCCCCTCCTTCAGGTCCTTAAGAGGAACCACGTCCTTCTCCTGGAGGTGGGAGTACCACTGCTCGAAGAGCTTAGAGGAGCGGTCGCTAGCTCCCTCCCACACCTTGGTCTTGGAGATCAGGCCGATGTGCTTGTCCCCGCAGGCTCCGTACGAGGTCAGCTCGTTGAATCTGCGGTCCTCCATAGAAGGACCTCCCGTACCGGACTCAGGGGCCTTGGAGCCCCCTCCTCCGCCTCCTCCGCGTCTGGAGGCGATCCGCAACTCCTCGAGTCTTACCTCGTGGGAGAAGGTGGCCTCCGTCTTCCAGCGATCGTGCTCTAGTAGCAGGCGAAACTGCTCCTCACTTAGCTGGGGAGTCAGAGCCAGTAGTCGATCCAGTTCCAAGCTTACGTAGTTCGACGTCTATAGTAGCAATTATATCACGATAGGACCACGTGTCAACGATCTTGTGAAAAATCTTAGGATCCATACGTCGCAGATCCACGCCATCCCTTAGGATGTAGTTTAGTCTCTCCCAGACGGACTGACCCGGCTCCTCGTAGAGGAAGACAACTGGACCGTCAGCGCTCTCGGAGAAGGAAAGCACCTTGAAAAGTTCGGATAGCGTAGCGCAGTCGTAGCCACAGAACACCACAAACGAGGTGGTCTTGATGAGAGCGTCGGTGAGTCCCTGGCGGACCTTCAGTTCAACTCCATCCTTCTCGGCTAGTATCTGCTCGAGATGAACAGCCATCTTATTCAGGTCGGAGGAATTGTTCACCGCTCGACTCTTGATCAGGGTCACCGAGACTTTGGACTGCATAACTTCTTGTACGTTCTCATAGCTTTAAACCTCAAGTTTAAAGTTTAACAGATTTGTCGTGTCGATGACCTCAGAGCTTCTAGAGAGTGTCCGTATAAACGCTCAAAGCCTAGTATCCAAGGGTCTTCTGGCCTACGAGGTGGCGTTTGGAAAACTGAAGGTGGATCTCTCAAGGCAGAGATTCCTCAGCTCCGGATTGAGGCTCCTCAACGTCCTATTGGACAGAGTGGGGGCAAATGAGCAGGTGTCCATCTTCCCGCTCAAGTCGGTGCTGATCAACGTGCTATCCGACCTGGACTTTGACATCGAGACGGTGCAGAATCTTCTGCCCTTCGTCCTTGAGGAGGTACTGTCTTTTCTCAGGTCCAAACCCACCTACGACGCCAACATAGCCGGATCGCTCAAGACCTACTTTGCACTCATAGGTGAGAGTGCCGGGGATTTTACGTTCTACTCGTCGTCGGAAGCCACTGATATACTTAGAGCGCAGCCCGAGTACCAGTACTCGGAAGCACTGTACTCCGTGGCCCCACTCGAGTACAACAACAGTAGTGGCAAGGTGTACACTCTGTTTACCGAGGAGCGGTACTGGGAGGTTTTCTCGTCGCAGACCGACACCACCTCCTACTCTCCTCTAGGGTATAATAGGTTCGCTACGCAATTGGGTCTGTCTCAGTACCGCATTCCAGTATCCTACTCCCCACTCGTGGTGTTTGAGGGAGAGTTGTACAAACTACGACCTGAGGTGACTTCGCCCCGTCGCGATTACTTCGACAACACCGAGTGGGTAAAGTACTCCTCCAGACTATTTAACAACGCAAAGTCCTTTAGGAATGTTCTGAAGTCCAACGTTCGGGACGCCTTTGGCAAATTCACCGAGGCCGGATTTGACTCCAACGAGATAATCTCCGACTCGAAAGTAGCTGAGTACTCTAAGACTCAGAACGTAGACGAGAACCTACTACCCTCAACGTTCGGGGGCGTCGGGAAGCAACTGCTGGATTCCATAAAAGACCTTAAGAACCTATCCGACTCCTTTGGGTCCTACGAGGGCTCCCCGGTGGGAGGCGTGGATTACATCACCAGAGTCTCGGAGTACCTATTCGCATCCTGTTTTGGAAGGAGCATTCCGGAGATCTTCAGCCTCTCCGGCGGAGACTCAGCTTTTGGCAGGTTCGACGTTCTCTACAAAGCGTCTCCGAGCCCCAATAAGATGCCAGGGCTGAAGTTCCTGGATCCTTTCGGCTCCCTAAGGTCGTTCGTGCACTCCCAGAAGGTTCCCGAGGGCACCGTGGAGGCGGGCGGGAAACTCATCTACAACCCCGTCTACTCCCAGTTCTACGACGGTCTAGAGGACCGATTTGACTCCCTGGAGGAAGCCGGATCCTACTCGGAGCCTCCAAGCGTGGACATCCTGCTCTACTCGCTGGAGAGCATCTACCGGAGAAGCCTTATCGTCGGGGACACCGTAAAAGCGGTGGTGAATTCGCTGGACGAGAGGGGCCGCATACCCGGATACGAGGGACTGGGTTCGGTGCGGGTTCAGATGGAGGAGTTTCAGAGAGTGTTTCCCCCTGGAATGTACTTTCTAGACTACGGTTACGACTCCATCAGAGGAGGGCTTACGGGCTCCATCAAGTACCTCCTGGATAACTACTCCAGGTTCTCCGCCGCGACTGTCAAACCCGTACTACCAGGAAAGTCCCTGGAGTTTTTCGGAACGTGGGTAGAGAGCATCTCGGGGAAGGTGGGAGAGATACTGGATGTGATGAGGGGGGTCGGGATCTCCACCTCCGGGTTCATACCCAACATCTCCTTCAAAGCCTACGAGGCCAGTGATAGGAAACTGGTGGAGTTTCTGAGATCCCTCGGGTTCAGGGATTCGGAGGTGGATAAACTGCTACAGGTGGAGTCTTTCTCGCAGTTGGTGAGTAATTTTGCTCCCATCTCCGACTCGTCGGACCTCAAGTCATTCTTCAAAGCCTACGAGCTGGCCCAGCTCGTCTACGAGTTTGGTGGGCAGGAGGCCGTAGACGCGTACCTCTCCTTCCTCTATACCAGTGGTTCGGTGGATTCGCTTCTCAACATACTGAAGCTTTCGGAGAAGGATAAGTCCAGACTAACTTCGATCAATATAAATCGCTATCCTAAACTCATAGGGTTACTTATCGGCCTGACCTACGCTGTAGATCCGGGACAGCTTGTGAAGTTCAATAAGATACTTGGAAAAAATAACCTCACGCTGCTGGAATCCATATCCTTCATCTACCAGAATGGCGAGTCTACCATCATAAAAAATAAGCAGGATGTGCAGATCCTCCAGCCTCTTGTCGAGCAGATGATAACAGGAGTGTACAAAGACGACGCGTTTGCCGCTCCCACCATGACCTACGAGCAGGCGAACTCAGTGGTGCCCATCGCGCTGAAGCAGTGGACTAAGATAATCGGAGACAACCTTGGTAATGTGGGGTCCCTGGACATTATCGACTCTCTGTACGATAAGGCGAGAGGGCTTACGCCGAAGGAACTGTTCTCCGTGCTCAATGGCCCGTCCTCGCCTACAGAGCTAGGTCACGTACTGGACGGGTTCTCCGGCGGAGTGTTCACCTCTTTTCTGAGGTACGCCAGCCTGGCCGGTCTTGGAGTCAAACTTAGCAACTACAAAAACTCCTACCAGGTAAACAACTTTCAGGTGGATACGGAGAACAAGACCAACGCCCTCCTCAGGATCGTGGATAATCTTGAGGAGTTTTCCAAGTACCTGTCGATCGTCAAAAACATCTTCAGCTCCGAACTGGATTACAACTTCTCGTATACTTCGGACTTCTCGAAGGTACTGGGGCCACTCGTCCTATCGCAGAACAAAACCTACGGCACCCTGCCGCAGCTCGTGTCGTCTATGGCCGGGGGGAGTAGCATGGCGGGAATGACTAGCGTAGCGAGCACCGCGCCCATCTCCGAGTCGCCTGGAGTCGGGAATTCCAGACTTCCCAATCGCGTCCCCGCAAAAAACTCGGTTACTTCGGAGCAGGCTACGGCCATCGCCGGCGCGATGTCGGAGGCCCTCAGCACCGAGATGGTAGACGGTCTTCCCATCAACCTTGTCTGCAAGTTCATCAAGTTCTCCGAGGCCAACCTTCTGGCCAATACGGTGCTATTGCCCGACGAGACGGTGGAGTTACAAGTCGCCGGGGCGACAGCTAAGCCCTTCTCCCCTGCCACTAGGTACGAGTTGGATACACCCGTGCAACGGGTGCCTTCAAAGCCCCGCTTCATCCCCCCTGTGTACACCAGCCTGGACGGAGGGCCGGACGTCAGATCCCAAGCCCTCGGCTCCAACTACATCTCCACGTCAAGTTCCGACCCTCCCGGCTCCAAGGGCTTCGATCCGGTGGCGTCGTGTAGGAGGTTCGGTGGTTCTAACTGCGAGGATCTGTACTCCTTATCCCAGCAGCGATGCGTTGGTAGGTTTAATAAGTCGCTCTTCCCTGAGACCTACTCCGACATCCCCGGGGTCCCCCCATCCAAGGTGGCGGTAGATAGGCCACTGGGAACTTTCGCGGAGTACGTACCCACCACCACGGTGGTTCCCACGTCGGCGTTCGACCAGCCCGCCTCGTTCATGAGCCTACTACCTCCGGATACGTTGGTCGGGGAGAGGGGGGAGCCATTACTCACAACAATACTCTCCGATCACCTCGTGTACGAGTCGGGCGGGGCTGAGTTGAGCGAGTACGGGAACACCGAGTTCGGAGTCGTGGAGTTCTTAAAGGCCAAGATGGAGAAGGGTTCGGAATTCAACTGCGCGGGCTTTGACTCCCCATTCCACTACCAGATCTGCATGAATGTTATGAAATGCAAGAGGTTCTCGCCTCCCTACGAAGGGAAGTATTACCTGGCGTTCTGCCCTAAGACCCTGTCCGGAGGTAAGTTAAAGTGACCCAGAAGATGCAAACGTTCTTCAAGACCCTAAAGGATTCCAAGACCCTACCCTTCGGGCTCCGAACCCCCAACCACTTCAACTACGTTGCCTTCGAGGAAGAGGGGGAGGATTTTCTTCTCGGTGGTAATCGTGCCTCGCTGTTTAAGCAGATGAACGACTCCTACCTTGTGGAGGTGGAGAGGAGCGAGAGGAACGCCTCCGGAGACATAGTCGAACTCAAACTAACCAACCAGGACATACTCACGTGGGAGGATCACTGGATAGACCCGCGTTCGGGGCAGGTGGTGGATCCGCGGATCGTTAGCATAAACCTGCAGAAGAATCGCCTCGTCCACGCTAATTTCAACGTTCCGAGATCGAGGCTTAAGAACCTCAACCTGGAGGGCAACTCCAACATGAGAGCCGTCTTCGTCACCGACAGTCCCAACCTAGAGGTGCTCAACGTTTCCAACTGCCCGGCGCTGGGGGTGATAAACCTGGGCAACAATCGGTCTATTAAGGCGCTCCTGGCGAGAAACTGCGCTCTTACCCCCATCGCCCAGGAGAGACTGCTCAGGGACTTCAGGCCGGTGCACACGGCGTCGGCGAATAGCCGACTGGCGATGTTCAGAAAAACCTACGAGACCCTGCTTGATATGAGAGGGTCGGAGATCGACTGGTCGAATAGGCGCGTGGCGTCCAAGATCAGGATGCTACTGTGTAATAATTGGCTCGTGCTCTGGGACAATCCTCCGCCGACGTCGATCGTACCTCCTCATATGTACGCCTTCTTCACGAGTAGCCTTGAGGATTCTCTGATTAAAGACTACTATAGTTGCTGACCGATAGGGGAGTATGGCCGATCTACGAAGCCGATTTATAGAAGACTACGCGGGTGGCCTGCTTAACATAGCGAGGCAGGAACTCTCGACCACTGGCGAGGTGCTCTCACAGGACGGACTTACATCCGAGGGAGCTCTCTTCGTAGAGGACGGAAGTGGCACCAAGAGTGGCCTGAAGCTCGGGGTGAGTCTGGCCGAGGCCATCGACCCCACCACAGAGATGGGTATTGTGAATGTGAGGTTCGCGGACAGAACCTACGCCAAGATCCGCGACCTCAAGATCTTCTCGACGGCCATAGCCTCATCCCAGGCCGCGCTGTCGGAGGCCACGGCAACGTCCATCTCCAATATAGAGACGACTCTGCAACTCCTTGAGGATGACGTTAAGACCATCGAGCAGAACTTCCAGAAGAATCTGACGGAGGGACAGGATCAGCTGCAGACCCTGAGCCTAACGCAACGATCACTCGAGGAGAAGGTGAACGGGGCGGTAATCGAGACCCAAAACCTCGCCAACAGGGTGCAGGTGCTGGAGACCCCAACAACGTCACCGAAGCAGATAGCGGAGCTGAGTACCGCCCTCAACCTATTCTACTACACCGGCACTATCCAGATCACCGGCGCTAACGTTACGGGAACCTCCACGATATTCGACTCCGAGCTGGATGTTGGTGATGTCTTCATCGCCACTACGACCACGGGGGAGGAGGTCGAGTTCACTGTTACTAGCTTCAACACCACTACGCCCCAAACCGCGATGACCGTGATCCCCACAAACAAGACGGTGACGGCGGGGTCCAGGTTTATGGCCGATCAGAACCTCGAGCTGAAGAGCAAAGTGAACGAGATAATCACGGCTCTCAAGGCCCTAAAGTTCATCGTATAGGTCGTTGATTATACCGTCTATGAGCTCCAGATCCACGCGGATAGAGTAGATCGGGCCCACCTTCCTGAATATGAAGAACACCACACCGCACGACTTCTCCTCCTCTGATGGGAAGAGGGAGTCAAGGATGCGGTCGTACTTATCCTCCCCGCCCACCATCTGGTACACCGTCTGCGGGTCGAATATCCAGGCGCAGTCGGTTCTGTCCTCCGTGGCGATGTAGAGAGCGAAGGGGGTCCTCTGCGCCAGCACCCGCTCCAGGCAGAGTATCGTATCGTTCAGATTCTCCGTGTTCTTGAGGGATCGTCTTAGGGACTCCTTCTCTTCCTCCGAGTTCAGGCTCATCAGACCTGCTCCACTTCGACACCGAGGTCCGTGAGTACCCTCAGCCCTTCGGAGATGCGGTAACTGTGTCTGTAGTACACCTTCCTCACTCCGCTCTGGGCCAGGAGCTTGGAGCATTCCGGGCACGGGGAGTGCGTGCAGAACAGTTCCGCGCCGTCAATCGACTCGGTGGATTTGGCCATCTTAACGAGGACGTTCTGCTCGGCGTGAAGGACGAATGGCGACGTAGCGCCTGCCTCGTCCTCGCAGCAGTTGGTTCTGTAGCCGGTGGGGGTGCCGTTCCACCCGTGGGCCAGGATGCTTCCGTTCTTGACAATTATGGCGCCCACTTTTAGCCTATTGCACTTGGATACCAGAGCGAATCTTTCCGCGATGTCCATGTACGCGTTAACGAGCTCGGGTTTCATAAGTCTGTGGGTGGGGCGGAGGTGGCCGGTTCTATTCTATCAGACCCTGAAGGACCTGGTGGTTGTTAGCCCTAATTTATTCACAATGTGCTTGTTGAACTTCTTCAGGAGCCGGCGGTCCTCTTCTCCAAGGAAGATGCCGGTGACTTCGGGGAGGGGAGCGGGGGGTTCCGCAGGGAGTTCAGTAACAGGCTCCGTGGGGAGCTCCGCAGGAGGCTCCACCGGTTGAGGCTCCACCTCCACAACAAGTACGGGTTCGTACACTTCCTCCCTCTCCTTCTCGAGTTCCGCTTTTGTCTTTCTGGTTGTCATCTTGATCTCCTGCAGGAGGAACAGCCCCAGCGCTTGTAGGGGCTGGGATTTGGTGGGGTGGGAATCGTCGGGTACGCTGGGCCCTCTGTCAGGCCCGGTGCTAGTCTCGACGGATCCTTGGCTCTACCACTCATACTCGCCCATCTTCTCAGGCTTTCGAGTTCCGATGAGGAGATCTGTGAGGAGCTGGGCCGGTTATTGTTCGCCATATAGTGACTTTAAACCTATTACCAGGAGTAGATCAGGACCAAGCCGGAGCCGCCCGCACCACTGCATCATCTGTGGGAAACGCAAGGCCTTACCGGTGAAGGCGCAGTGGCTATAAGCTTGGGTGTGTTGAGTATGGAAAATGCCAACCAGATGAAGACGTGGCTTGTTCACTTGGTGTGATTTGCTTATGTAATAAGGATATACCGTGTTCCGGCAGGAGGCGCAACTGAGGGGCTTACTGCAACAAACGGCTGGCCTAAGTAAGCAATATCAAGACTGACACTATTGAGAGCCACGGCCTCGACCTGCACAAAAGGCTGGCCGAGGTAGGCAATATCCATTGTGGCAAGGTCAGTATTACTCGGTAGGGGCATTGTTCATAGCCTCCCGTTGGGCGACGTACTCGACCGTAGCCGCTTGGATGGCATCCATGGTGGGGTAGTCCTGGAACCTCAGGAAGACCGCCTCTTCTTCGGTGAGGACAACACGGGCGTACCATTTGCCCGCCATGTCTTGTTCTACTGCGTGGACGTGATAGGTCATGGGAATTAGGATTGTGAGATGGTCATGTCGTCAACCCACCCGGAGAAGGTGGTGCCGCCCCAGGCTTCGGCGGTGATTTCCACGACGCCAATTTCGGTGGGGGTGAAGGTGATGGTCTGCTCTGCCCAGGTGTCGGCGGCGGCGGTCATGGCGCTCACCACGTCAGAGGCGACGCCAGCGATTTGGCCGCCCTTGCATACCAGGTGCATCGTGAGGCCGGTGTTGGTGCGGCGCATCCAGGCTTTGATGGTGACAAGGCTGTTGGCGGCGCAGGCGACTTTGGCGAGGGAGAGTGTAAGTGGCCAGAAACTATCACGGATAGATGAGGTCGGCTGCATTTTCCAACTGACGCCACTAGCAGTTTTGCGTTGGTCAGTAGCGGTGCTAATCAAACCGCCCACTGTAAACACTTTATGATTGTTAGCGGTTTGATCGTGTTTTTGAGAATACACTGTACTGTCCACGTTCTGCAAAATAAACTCATTGGCTTCATCTATTAAAATATTCGACACGTTGACAAGTGAGGTATTGACGTAAACGCCGCCGCTACCATTAAGGGCTGCCTCGGAGTCATATACCAACACTCCAGACCTAATCAATCCGATACCGTAAAGGCCATTATTTTTGGAGGCTACCTTTGCGTTCCCACCTCCATTGCAAAACAAGCCGGTGTTTCCATTTGAGAACGCATTGTCGATAACAATAGATCTAACAGTAGTAGAATTACCAACTACAGATCCGTCGCCTGAGTTGGCAACACAATGCACTATTTTGCCAACCGTCCCATTGCAAGCGATGGACAACCCGGTGGAATTATTGTTTACTGCAACAAGATCAAAGTTGTTAGCTTTCACGGCAGACCCATTTTGGTTATTAAATGCTCCAAAGTTAAATCGTACTGCGGCAAGTTTGTCTAATTGAGTAAAGCTCGTAAGCGACGCATATGCTATTCCATACCCAAACCCATTCACCCCATCCAGCCACGTCTCCAGGTTTTGCGTGCTCATGGCGGTGCGATCCCAGCCGCCGCTGTAGGTGATGGGGCTGCCATCAGTGCCGGATTCTTGGATGGTTTGCAGTGCTGTGCCGGTTGTTGCTGCTGGCCCCAGCTTGATGGTTTCGCGCTTCCAAGTGGTTACGGTTTCGCTGGTGCCGTAGTATCCGCGTACAGCGGTGCTGATGGGTGTGGCGTTGGTGTCCGCGTCGAGCATGACGCGGGTGCCGTTAATGCTTTGGATGCCCCAGAAGGTTTCGCCAGTGGTGTTTTTGCCGATAAGGCTGGTGAGCGTGAGACTGTCGGCGGCGCTACTGGCTTTGCAGGCGATGATGTTGGAGAACATCAATCCAACGTTTGCGTTAGGTGATAGATCACTATTTATATTGAGACTTATGCTTGAAATTGAACTGCCTAAAGCGGATCCTTTGTCCCAAGTAACGGCTCTCAATCGACCGCCTGGCGTGTAGGGGATCGGCGCGGTGTCAACAACGGTATTTCCGGTGGTGTCCGAGCACAGTCTTAGTTCTGCTTCATTAACTAGCAAGTCTTTGCCAGATACATAAATCCAGAACGAAATCTGCTGATAACTCGATAAGTTTAGAGTGGACGGAAGTGTGTAATAGGCAGCTTTGCCTGTTGTGAACGCCGTGTTGACTGTTATGGCGTCTGAGTTTGCGTGTTCTTTGAAGAAACTTGTGTTAAATAGATGAATGCAGTTGGCGCTAGCAACCCAAGCCGCCCGTCCTGGTCCGGTGCTGGCGATGTTTTGCGTGACGGCGCTGGTCAGCATCACGCGGGTGTTGTTGCGGAGTCGGGCAGTTGGTCCAGAACCGTTAAAAGAAATACCTGGGGCTGTAGTACCGTTAAGCGTAAATGTGTTGACCCCGGTAACAGTTATTTCCCATGTGCCCACGGAAGGCGCAATGTTTACGCCGACGCCCGCAACCACAACTGTGTCACCAGTGCTGTAGCCGTGAGCCGTGCAAGTAATGCTGATCGGGGTGGTATTAGTAGCGCCAGTGATAGCCTTAGTTGCCTGCATTGCCTGCGAGGTCCACACGCCGTTTTGCCCCAGGCTAGTAGGTTCCGGGCTACCCATCATGCGGATGGTATCGCCGGGGATGGTGCGTACTGCCGTGGCACCAGTGGTGATATTTCTCCAGCGACCGCCGATGAAAAATTGCCGGTCAACTGCCTGGTTGGCTAGAGCCGTACCACCGGAAAGTGCGGCAATCGTCAGCGACGTAGACGACACCCATGCGGTGATGTTGTAGACCGCATAGATGGTGCCGTTGAAAATGCTCAGGTATTGACCAATCAGCGAGCCGTCGTTCGGGAACGATGCTGTTGCGCTGCTGAATGTTGTGCTGGTAATGCGGCCGTTAGTGCCAGATGCCAGTGGGCTGAAGCTAGTGCCACCGTGGTTGTCGTTGCCGTTTTCAAAGTCGATAAAAAGGGTGGCCATGGCTTAGAACAGGAGAGACACTGCAAGTTGAGTAACCGTACCGCTGCTTGCGCTGGTAGTCAACCACACGAAATTATTTGAAGGTACTGTAGCGTTATTAAAAGTCGTGGTACTTACACCCGTTGTAGTGTTCGTGCAAGTGATGCCGCCTGTGACCACTTCCGTTCCAGTGGCAGAGATGTCTGTACCATAGCGAATTGAAAACGTAATTGACGGGCTGGTGCCTTTTACCGTTGAACGTATCTGAGATAGTGTAACGCTAGTTGTTGTAAAAAACAGTACTGCATTTTCGGAACTGGTTGGGTTAATGATTGTCAGCGCCTTGGGTGCTGCACCGGTAGCCCCGGCTCCTCCCCCAGCTCCGACTTCAACAATTGACTCCGTACCATTGTCCCTCTTGAGGAACAGTTTGCCATCGTTCGTGTTAATGGCCAGCTCGCCCAGAGCGAGTTGGCTTGTTGTCGGAACTGCTGATGCAACTGAGCTGCGCCGTATTCGTATCGTATTTGCCATTTGGCTCCCCGTTGATTTCTATGTAGAAGGGTTAAGCCCCGTATGTACGGGGCGATTTAGTCTTAGAAAGTTCCGCCATCCAGATCGAAGCCGGAAGCCGTGCCGTCTTCGAGGAAGGTGACGAGGTCGCTGAGGGCGACCTGGACCATCGTCCCCGCGTTGTTGATAACCACGCGGTCGGCCAGGACGAGAGTGGTCGCAGTCGCGGTGGTCGAGCCGTCGATCACCGCCGCCTCAGTCGAGGTCAGCGCCGCCAGGGAGGTCGCTGTGCCAGACGCCATGCCGGCCAGGGTGGCAAGCTCCGCGTCGTATGCCTGAACGTTGGTGCCGATCGCCAGGCCCAGGTTTGTGCGGGCACCGGCTGCGTCAGTCGCACCCGTGCCGCCGTTGGCCACGGCGATGCTTGTGCCGGTCCATGTGCCTGACGTGATCGTGCCGAGCGTGGTGATCGACGTCTGGCCGACGTAAGTCGACGCAATGTCAACTGCGTCAGCGCCAACGGTGATGCGGTTCGATGTCCCGCCGACGTCGAGAGTGTTACCGGTCTTGGTCAGACCGGCCCCTGCCGTGATCTGGCCAGCCCCGGAGAACTGGGCGAATGTCAGCGCCGTAGTACCGAGAACGATGGTGTCGTTGGTCGTCAGTACCCAGCCGCTGTCCGCATTAACCGTACCTTCTGTCACAAAAGTGAACATACCGCCGGTCACTTCGGAGCCCGGCGTGTTGTCCGCGTCGAGTGCGCGGGTCCAGGCCCCAGCAGCAACGACGTAGATACCGTTACCCGACGCGGTGGTCTGATCCTTTACCAGTACGCGGTCATTGGCCACCAGGACCACACCGTCAACGGTCTGAGTGCCGCTCAGCGTGATGTCGGCGGTCGTCGCAGCTCTTACGCTGTCCTTGACATCCAGACCGGTCTTAAGCGCATCGACATATGCTTTCGTCGCTGCGTCTTGGGCTCCCGACGGATCGGCCAGGCCGGTAATCCGCTGACTGTTCAAAGCCACCGAAGCCGTAGGCGCGGCCATCTGATCGAGCCGCGACGTCCGTACTTGCGTATCGAAGTCGCTGATTTTCGCAGCGGTCAGAGTGGGAATATCAGCGGCGACGAGGGAGCGGAAAGTCGGAGCTCCGGCCGAACCGTCCGGCGCGATGAATACGGTATTTGCGGTCTGATTAGCCAGAGTACCCGTAAGCGTACCCGTCGTGGTGACCGGCGAACCGCTGACCGTGATAAAGCTTGGCAGTGACAGCGCAACGCTGGTCACCGCGTTCGCGCTTGTCAGATACCCCTGCCCTTTGACAAAAGCCGTGCTCGCCGCTTTCGTGCTGTTGTCGGACAGAGTTTGTGTGGTGACGATTACGTCGCCGGTGAACGTCTTGTTGCCCGAAACGGTTTGCGCGCCACTAAGGCTGAGAAACGCGCCGGTGCCGCCAATCGCCGGAATCGTAGTGGCCGTGCCGCCCGCACCGCCCGTACCCTTACCGTAGTAAAGAATATCGTCTACTTCGTTAAAAGCCAACTCCGCGTTGGCTAAGCTGGCCGGTGCGCCAGCGTTACCACTGACCCGGCGCTTGATGCGCAGAACGTTAGCCATAACTAGAAATTGCCCCCGTCAGTGATGGTAAATTTGGTATTAGTAGAGTCGGATACGAACTTGCCCTGTCCAGCGTTATAGACCGGAATACTTCCTTCCACCGCCGCAGCGGTGTCAAAAATTTCTACTCTATCCTCTAAAGCTTTCAACATTGCGAAAGTTACCGGCTCCGAGTCCTCCACGGGTGTGGGTAGGTTGAGAACCCTACTAGCACCCTTAAAATCCATGTTTACGTAGACTTCTTTGCTCATTATATTAGCCTAGCATGGCCACTAAGCGGCAGAGTAAGCTCCACCCGGACGGTGTTTTTAGTCAGGTGGTTTACGTACCCGTCGATCTCATCCCACTCATTATTAAACAGTTCTACGGAAGGATAGTAGCCCAGATTGTGAGTGATGGTCCAGGTTGCGCGGGGCTCGATCTGGTCGTACTGGACGGATTTTAGGTTGGTTCGTGTGGTCAGGACGCTGGCCGGCGACTCAGGAACCACGGGCTCGGGTGGTGTGATCACCGGAGGAACGTAGTTGGTGGGTTGGTTGGGATCTAGAACAGTATTCTGCTCCAGAAGGATGTCCGCCACTGTGGATTCGGAGAGCTGATTACTCGCCTCGGCCCATGCCTGCCAACCCCACATCTCCTCATTATACGTATTATGTGCCAACTGATCCTTCGAGTCGGCCTGCCCGGCACGAAAGTTACGCAGGGGGCCGGGATTCACGCGGTTGGAGTTTGAGAGGTACTCAGGCTGGGAGAGTTGCTGGCGGACTAGCGATGTCGCCTGCGTGTCGGTGCTCCTGTAGTCGCTGGAGGCCCTGAGCCTCTCCCACTCCTCGAATGGGTTCTTCGCTACGGCCACAACCTCCCCCTCCTCTATACTAATTTTAAACAAAGGGGTTTAAAGGATTTGACATCAGACAAACACTATGGCTGTAAGCAAGATGGCGCGAGATGCGGCCTCGGGAGCCGCCGTTGAGGCGGAGGACGACTACTTTGATTTTGGCGATCCGGAGATCGTGATTGTAGAGATCTCCGAGGGAAGGTTTCTGACACTCCGGGAACCCTCCGCGAGCGATCTTATAGAGATCTCCAAGATCTCGGATAATAAGAACATCTCGGATGTGGAAGCCACTCTTCAGACGATCTGCATCCTCCACGCTCCCGAGCAGGGCCGGAGAAGACTGTCCCTCAAGGACGCTAAGAGACTCACCGCTCGTCAGCTGAAGGCTCTTGGAGGAGCCATCAACAGTCTTCTGGGCCTTGGCGGAAAGGGGGAAGGGAGTGGGGAAGAAGGTGAGTAACGGTGTCGCTCTCGGCGCGAAAGAACAGCAACTACACCGTGTCGGTGTTTGACTCCAGATCCCGAGAGATCCGCTTTCGGGACATAAAAGGTTCCGATCTGGAGTACCTGGACTCCATGTTCGCGGAGGAGAATAGCGAACTCTCCTTCGATCAGGTTGTCGAACTTCTCTCCACTCTCTGCACGAGAGACCTGGATTTTAGGTCCCTGACCCAGAGAACCATCATGCAGATTTTTGATATTGTCAAGGAGCACATACTCTGCAACTACATGACTAAGATTGACTGGCTGAGACGGTGTTACGGAGTGCAGAATGGTTCGTTTGCTGGAGTCTCGGATATGGAGCAGATTCCGCTTAGCAAATTCACCGTGATGTCCCAGATCCACCTGGAGGCAATAGAGAACATAAAGACTCCTACATGACAGATACGGAACGACTGAAACTGATCCTTATCCTGTGCTCGATATGCCTCAGGAGCGACGTACCCGAACTGAAGTCGTTTGTCAGCGTAAACTCGAGGTACGTCACCACCAACGACTTCAACAAGATCCTGAGGAAGTCGATGAAGATACTGGAGTTTAAGAGGTGCGGAGCGATCTCCTGCCCCGACTGGCTGATGAACGAGCTCTTCCAACTCTACAAGGTGGACTCGACCGACTAAACAGGTCAAAATCAGCCATTTGTTTAAGGATAATAGTGAAAGATATAGTGTCTTCAAATCTCTATGGCCAATCCAATTAGAATCAATGCTGCGACATTGAATCGGCCCGGCGTGTTCGTAACACAAGCCTCGACAGGTGGCCTACCCCAACCCATCGCTACTCACGCGGTAGGCTACCTTTTCGGCAGCACGCCCACCGAGGACTACTACGAGGGCAATGCTCTCAACAAGTACTCCGTACTCGAGCCTTACAAACCCACACAGATAGGCTCGGTGGACGACTTTGTCGAGAAGATCGGGGGCAAACCACCGACCTCTAATAAGGGTGCCCTGGCTTCCTACGACGCCGTTAAAGCCTTCTTCGACAACGTCGGGGTAAATGGCATCCTCTACTTCACCCGCGTTTCCCCGACTCCGGAGACAGTGGTTGATTTGGGAGCCTCCGCGGCGGGTGCTGGGTACAATGCCTTCGCCCTCAAGATCAATGGTCGTTACTTCGGAACTCCTATCGGAGTGAATGATGCTGATGGCGACGAGATCCGCGTTATCACCACCACCGCCCTCGACCAAGTAGATAATTCAAGGGACATCTACTCGTTCCTCGCTGACAACGGTGATAATTTCTCCGACTTCTATCGCATCGAGCAGAACGCGACCGAAGCCATTGCCGGTAAGTTCAGAATCTTCTCAAGGGACACCAGAAATCTACCTGAAGTCGAGAGATTCGTGGCTTACCAGTTCAACGATACAAGCTACGCTACTCCGCTCGACCTCAACAACCAGTTCGTGGTCAAGTTCTACACATCGGTGAAAGAGCTGGATTTCCGCTGCGTGGCGAGAGACATCACCACCGGTGAACCCATCCTCCACCTATCAGGTAGCGCTCTGAGTGCTTTCGTGCTGCAGAGTTCTACGGAGTACACCGCCACCCCGGCCAATTTCAATCCCACGGCCAATACCATCACGCTAAACTCCTCGGCAGGACTTGCCGACGATGACCGTGTGGTACTGGAGGGTACCGACGACGGAGGTCTGGCTTCCATCGGTTTTGGCACGGTATACTTCGTGGTCAATAAGTCAGGCGACGATATCCAGCTCTCCGGCTCCTTGGGTGGAGCGGTTATCAACTTCTCTGGCACCCCGGGCGCCAACGTCACGGTGAGAAAGCTCGCCTATGACGTTTCGGCCGATCAGTCGGACATCGTCAAGAACTTCCTGATCAATCAGAACATCTACGCCTCCGAATCCGCGATCCCCTCGGGCAAGATTGTGGGCGTGTCGAAGGACCTCACCTCCGCTTCCGCTTCGTACGTGCGGTGGGCAGACGCTGACGCCAACTACTGGAAGTACGATTCCCTAGCATTCTCGCTGTTCCAGAACACCGTCGAGGTTGCGGGCACAGAAGTCCCCTTGGGGATGGTGGTTACCTCTGGAGGAGTTACAACTCGCTCCGGATACCTTCCTGATTCCGTCCAGGTCTTCTACGTTGAGGTTGCCGGTGAGAACCGTGCCATCATCGTGAACGGAGCTACCCCTGACGAACTGACGACCAACCTGGTCGCCGAGATCAACAGCATCCTGCAGGAGAAGGAGCTAGATGGCTACTACTCCGTCGAAGCTGTAAACTCCGGCTCGCAGATCGGATCGACCGACGAGTACGCCCCCAATAACGGCCACCAACTAAGCACCAAACTGGTCTCGGGTGCTGGAACCCCTTACATCCGTCCAGAGCTGGAGGATATCGCTCTCTCCGGCCTCTTGGGTATCAGCGTGGGTGGAGTGGTCACAGGTGTAGGAACCGAGTTCCTCACAGAGTTGGCGATCGGCGACACCATCGTGGCTAATGGCATCAGATTCGTGGTTGGTTCGGTGACTTCGGACGACGAGGCTACCGTAACTCCTACCGGGACAGGCATTCCGGCCGGTACCCCAGCCACCCTGGACAAGTCCATACCCAACGGTTTCTACTCTCACGACTACGTTCTGAGAGTGAAGATTACCTCCAAGAACGGGGTATCCTCCCCGATCTACCCTGGCCGTAATAGATTCGGTGTGCTGGATGGTAATGTTGTCAAACTCAACTCCATCGACCAGAACGCTGGCTACGAGTCCTACAAGCTCACGGTGACGGCTAAGTCCAACGACTTCATGTACGCCATCGAGCAGGGCATGGGATCTAGAGTCCTCTCACCTGGCTTCCTATTCGCTCCCGAGGCTTACACCGTGCTTTCCTACGAGGTAGGGGCGGGTGATTTTGCCAGCAAGAACGAAGCTCGCCAGGAGCGCCTCAAGATCACCCAGACGCTTACCAAAGCCGCCGAGGGTAAACTTGGCACCACTGAGGGTATCGTGGGCACCCAGCATATCGCCTACATCGACTGCGGTGCGGACGAGATGTCTCTCAACGAGGCCCAGGACGAACTCTACGGCATCAAAGCCGCCGTGGGAGTGCCTTTCGGCCACGCGGCCTTCTACGCTCCCTACGTAAAGAATCTCGACGATCGCTACATTGCCCCTTCCAGCTACATGGTGGGCATTGCCTGCTCGAGATACACCAACGAGGGCTTCCAGCAGCCTCCCGCCGGCGCTCGCTACCCACTGAGAGGAGCCATCGGACTCAAGTTCGACATCTCCGCCCAGCAACAGGAAGTGACCTACGCCCTGGGACTCAACCCTATCCGCTCGCTTCCCAACCGTGGAATCGTGGCCTGGGGTGCCAGAACCCTCTCCCCCAACCCGCTCTTCAGATTCATCAACACACGTGCCATCCTTAACGTCCTCATCGATGTTATGGGTCGTAGCTTCGACGACATCCTCTTCGAGCAGATCGACTCAGCGGGTACCGTGTACGCGAGAGTGAAGTCTATCGCCTCTCAGATTCTGGGTCAGTTCTTCCGTCAGGGAGCGCTATTCGGATCGAGACCCGAGCAAGCCTACCTGGTCGTGTGCTCGTCAGCGAATAACAACACCACCGACCTGGAAAATGGCACGGTGAGATTGGACGTTTACGTGGCTACAAGTCCAACACTCGAGCGTCTGCTTCTGACCATCGTCAGAACTCCGGCTGGCCAAGTTGCTCAACTGAGCGATAGCTTCTCCAGAAACGAGGCAAGATTCAGTTCTCTGCTTAACTCCACAAACGTATTCTGATAGATGAAAGAGCACGTACTCAACCACAAAGAACCGCTCTCTTCCCAGCAGCCTAAAAAGGTTGTATTCATAGAGATGTTCAGAGCAGGTCCCCAGATCTCCTCCACCGGTCAGAAGTTAGTCTTTACGGAGAGTGACCTCGATCAGGTGGTGGGGTCTTACAACCCCGATACTCACGAGGCTCCTCTGATAATCGGTCACGACCAGCAGGACGATACTCCGGCTCTAGGTTGGGTACGTAAGATCTGGAAGAAAGGTCAAGAACTTTGGGGTAAGGTGGAGCTTACCCCTAAAGCCGAACAACTCATCAAAGATGGGGTGTTTAAGAAAGTAAGTAGCTCATTTTACCTGCCTGAAGCTGAAACGAATCCTACACCTGGGAAACTCTCCCTACGCCATCTTGGTTTAGTTTCTATTCCGGCAGTCAAAGGACTAACTGCTTTTTCGGAGTTATCCGAACAAGAAACGATCACAATTACCCCCTCCGAAGGGGAGTCTTCTATTTCGTTTAAAGAACACTTAGGAAAAAATCAAACTATGGCTAGGAAGAAAACCAAACCAGAAACTCCCACTTCGGTTGCTTCGGTTGTCGAGCACAACGAGGGTGGGGGAATGACCGTGAATATCAACATTGGTGGTGGTGATAAGCCCAAAGCCAATGTGTACGATGATAGCGGCAATAGGATTTCCGAGACCGGTGCTCCTGCGGAGTACGACATGGACTACGGTATGGAGTCCGACTCCGAGGACGACGCCTCGGCTATGGATCCGGGCGACGGAGCATCCGACAGCCTAGGGCTGGAAGATGGCGCCGACGAAGGTGCTGATGCCGACCCCACCGCTGACGGTGACATGCCTTCTCAGGATGGTGAGGCACCCGACGCGGAAGCCGGCATGGATTCCGGTGATGATGCTACCGATGGCGGGACCGATGACGGATCCGCCGGGCCTTCTACTGATGGCGACACGGGTTCCGGCATGGAAACCGAGGATATCTCGGGAGATATGCAAGGAGATGATCAGAAGATCGCCCAACTCGCGTCTAATTACGAGATAGACGAGCTGATTAAGGCCCTGGCTCTTAAAACTGATGCTGCCTCCATGATGGAGGGTGAGGGAATGTCTTATGGCGAGATGCCAGAGGGACTCAAGAAGGCTATGGAAGCTAAGAAGGGTGGTGAGAGTGAGAAGGACGACGAGGAGGAAGAGGACAGCAAGGACATGGGAGAAGCTGTGAAGGAAGGTGAGAAGCCCTCCGACGCTGGCCAACCGCCCTCCGAGGACGTGAAAGGCGCTGACGAACCCAAGGGAGAGCAGGTTTACTCCGAGGAGGAAGCTACCGAGGAAGACGAGGAAGTTTCCGAGCACGGTGAAGGCTGCAAGGACTACGAGGAGGATGAGGAAGAGAAGAAGAAAAAGGAGATGATGAAGGGAGACATGTCGGAAGAGACCGTTTCAAAAGAGGCTACAGGAACTCTGGATCATAGCGAAACCGCTATGGGAGTTCGGGGACAGAATGACCTTCAGGCCCGGGTAGCCGAATTGGAAGAGGAACTTGCCAGACAGAAAAAACTCATGAGAGAGAAGGAAATCTCTGATTTCTGCGAGACTCTATACGATGGTGGTAAACTGACCCAGCAGATCGTCTCTAAGACGGATCTCGTCCGGTTCATGGAGACCCTCAATAACAAGAACTCGGTGAACTTCTCTGAGACAGGCAAAGCCTCTCAATTTGACTTCTTCAAAGGTGTCCTGGAGAACCTACCCTCCATGGTCAGCTTCGAGGAATTCGCGACCCCAGCTTCGGCTCCACCAGCCAAGAAGCAAGTCACGCCTTCGGCTGATGGGTACGTCTACGATCCCGCCACAGCGGACCTTCACGCGCAAGCTCTGGAGTACTCCGAAGCGAAGGGTGTCGAGTACACCATCGCTCTGAAGGCTGTTCTATCTAACTCTTAAGGAGATCCAAAACATGGCTAATGACCCACGTTACATGTCCTTCGATCACCAGTATGTGGAGACTGTGACTGTCACCGACAGCACCGCTCTCACATCAGGTGTCGACGCACATCGCTTCATCAAGCGCACTGGCGCTTACCCCGTCGCTGGTGGCTACGCCGCTGGCGTGAATGTCTACCGCATCTACGGCCAAGGCGAACTGAACGCCAACGGCTACCAGGTGGATGACGGTTCGACTCTGGTCTACGAGGGACAACTGAACCCCTCCACCACTCCGTACAAGCCCGGCGTATTCCCCTATCAGGGACTCGCCACCGTCGTTACCTCTGGTATCGTCATTGTCGAGGTGGACGCGGCCGCTGCCGCTTTCGGTGTAGATGACGCTGTCTACGCCACTACCGCTGGAAGGGCCACCAAAACCGCCGGTGCTGGTGTCGTTCTTGGCCGTGCTCTTGACGCTTCTGCTGCCACAACCGCTGGTCAGTACATCCGCGTTAAGCTCGGTAACGAAGCCGGCGCTTGATAGATACTAAAGGAGAGTAACCAACTATGATGAATCTTGATCAGGTACGCGTAATTGACCCCATTCTTACGCAACTAGCTCAAGGGTACAAGAACGCTGAGGGTGTGGCTACCTTCTTCGCTCCCGCGGTATCTATGAATACTCGCGCTGGACGTACCCTGGTATTCGGCAAGGAGGCTTTTGCGGCTCAGTCGTTCCTCCGCGCTCCTGGAACCAACATCCAGAAGATCCAGAACCAATTCGGAACTCGCTCGTTCGCCCTCCGTCAGGAAGCGATCAGCTGGGAGATCGCCGAAGAGGTCGCTGCTGAGGCCAAGAACGGCGCCGCTCAGATCGATCTTCGCCAGTTCGCTGCTAAGGACGCCGCCAACCGTCTGATGCAGTCCTGGGAAGTTCAAGTCGCTGACCAGGTGACCGACGCCGCTCAGTACGAGACCAACAACGTGCTGAACCTCGCCACCTACAACGGCGGTGCCGACCAATTCAACAGCCCTACCGCTGACGTGGAAGTGCTGATGGACGACGCCAAGGAGCAGGTGCGTAGCCAGATCGGTGTATATCCGAACAAACTGGTGCTTTCACCTGACGCCTTCAACGCCCTGAAGCGTAACAAGAGAATCCGTGACTTCATGCAGCGCGGTGTGCTTGTCGACGAGAAGACTCTGGCCCAGATCTTTGGTCTGGACGAGCTTCGCGTGGCTCGCAGACTGAAGCTGAATCAGGCCACCGGTGCGCTGGAGAACATCTACAACAACACCGCGATCCTCTTCTACCATCCTTCATCCTCCACCGACGGCTTCATGCCCGCCCTGGACGCCAACTACGGCAACCCCGCCTTCGCCTACACCTACACTCTGAGTGGTTATCCCATCTCCACTCCTGAGCGCTTCAACATCGAGCGCAGAGTGTTCACCGGCGACATCCTTGTCGAGCGTAGCTTCGAGCTCGTCGGCATGGGTGAGAACGGAAAGTGTGGCGCTGGTTTCATCTTCCAGAACCCCGTCGCTTGAGCCATCTGGCTCCGACTCCTTGGAGGCCTCCGGGCCTCCTTTTTTTGTGCCTACCAACTCCGCGAGTTCCTTCCTAAACTCCGAGAGTGCTCTGATATTGGAGTTATAGATGCTACTCTGCTCGCTATCCACAAACAGCATCTCTAACTGTAGCGCCAGGTGGTGTTCGGACGAGAGGAAGGCGTCCAGCTCCTCGAGCATTGTCTCTAGGATCCCGGGCTCGATGCCCCCGATCGCCACTATGGCTTTTTTCAAGTACGATATGCTCTTCTTCAGCACGAAGGTGTCCGAGGTGGGATCTCGCTTGAGGGCCAGTCTGAACGAGGTCAGATACGCGTTCATCAGAGTCTTGACGCTTTTTCCCATGGATTTTGTTCCTATCATACCATAGTTTAAGGTTAGTACAGAAGCAATGGGATCTGGATCGTGCCAAATTCTCCATATCCGGATAAGTTCGGAATAGCCGATAACTGCAATCCAGCCACGGTGGATTATTTTGTAGAGGCTTTTGGCTACCAGGAGGCCATAGAACTCTCCAACATAGACAATCCTACCGGAAATAGCATAAACGGCGATAAGATCCAGGTGGCTCTGAATGACGCCGCCGTACTGATAAACAACTACATCGTCACGGCACCGCCTCAGGGCAAGATCCTCATCGCGGGTTCGTACCGCCGCACGCAGGCGATCCTTGCCAGATGGTACCTCGACGTTCTGAGACCTCGACAGCAGGTCATAGACGCCGCGGAGAAGGCGATGGAGCAACTCGAGCTCTGGGCGTCCAAATCCTCCCCATCCACCGGACTCAAGTGGCAGGAGGCCTATCGCTACTGGGGTAGTGGATGCACGATGACCAAGAGCTCCTACAGAAGAGGCAGGAGCTTCACCGAGCCTTCTCTCAACAGGTGGGTGCTCCGCGAGGGAGGCAATAACCGCTGGTGGCCCTTCCCGCGCAAGGAGGCGATGTCCGCCAACCGGGTCAGTTCCGAGCACCTCTCCGACAGTTCCATGCAGGTATCGTCGCTCCTCCCAGAGTCCACTCTGGAGGTCAACGAGCTATTCGACGCGCTCGAGACGACGAGAGGTCTGGCGTCCTTCACAAACACTCCGGACGCCGTTGATCCGGAAGGCGGAGACACCATCATCGCCACCAACTCCACAGAGAGCGCCGACGGCAACTTCGACAACTACAGCGGCCTTCAGGAAGGCAATACATTCTAACCATGAGCAACCAACCCTACGGATACAACCCCTTTAACCCCGGTCCTGCGGACGGAAACGCTTTCATGCTCCTGGAAGGAGCCGGCAATGACTGCTACTACGGATCCAACTACGGTGGGTTGGGTGGTAGGATCGGGGTGTTCCCGGATGGCACGGTGTATAAGTTGAGTGCCGCCGAACTCCGCCAGTACATTATGGGACTGGAGGCCACTAGGAAGCTCCAAGATCTAGCGGACGTCAGCTTCACCAGGAACGTGAGGCCGGGGGACGCTCTTCTCTACAACCACATGACCGGCAACTGGGAGCTTCAGAGCTTTATCAGTGGCGGGGGATTCTGACCGATGCTCCTAGAGATAGAGAATCAACTCCACAGGAGGGTGCATAACGCCCTAGGTCAGAGCGCTGTGGTGATAAGACTGGCCGAGGAGATCGACGAGTCCGGCCGAGTCGCCGAGCAGGCGATGATTATTGTGAGTTGGGCGGCCGGAAGCACCACCAATCCCAACAAGGGAGCCTACATCCCCACCGTCAGGAACAGAAAGCTAAATTACACCATAACTCTGGTGCAGAAGCAGACCCAGAGGGAGGGGCATAGCTTCTCCCTGCCCATCCTCGACCTCATAGCCGACTCCGTGACGGGGTGGGTGCCGGAGGTGCCGGGGTTGGAGTTCCAGACGGGGTTTGAGTTGGGGCCGGAGAGGTTCGTCCAGGTAACCGAGGCCTCCCAATTCATCTACGAGCAGACCTACAGCATAGAGGTTCTCATACCTGACGGCAGGTTCTACAGTCAGCCCTGCGCGGCCTTCGACCCCATCTCTGTAGAGGACTTCCTACCCAAGAGAAAGTGCCTATTCACCCCCGATCAGAAGGGCACCGGCCTGGCCGTCTGGAGGAGAGTGATCAACTCCGACACCACAGAGGAGTACGTTGTCGAGGACCCCAGATGCGAAAGGGAGATCTCCGACAACCTTGAGATCACCTGCAATGAGGCCTTCGACGGCAGCGCTACTTACGTCTTCACACCCAGAGCCGCTCTCTCCTTCGACGAGAATGGCGATAGGGTTATCGACGAGGACAGAATCGTCACCGGCACCCTGAGCAAGGTGTGGAAATGCTACAGAGACCGCACCCAACCCTACCCACCCTGGTTTAAGTTAAATATAGACTCCTCGCTGTGGAGGAATAGTGTGGACACGGTTCCTAACACCAAACCTGGCACCTCAGCAAGACAGGATCTCAATATCAAACTCAATCCAGCTTACGACACACTTACATGAACTCCCTATTCCACTCGGTTTTTGCCTCGCACCTAGCGTTCAAGGGGGCTTCCCAACTCGCGCACTGGAACGTGGTGGGCAAGGACTTCTACCAGATGCACCTCCTCTTCGGAAAGATCTACGAGATACTGGAAGGCCAGACAGATACGTTCGCTGAGCAGGCCCGCGGACTGGGTGTAGAGATCCCCGCGAGGGCATTTAACCAGGTCCCAGATATCGAGTGGAGTATGAATATAGAGCTTGTGGAGTGGTTACTGACACTGTGCGTGCGCTACCGATCCGACCTGGAGCTTCTCAGGAACGTACTGGAGGACGAGAAGCAGTACGGGTTCGTGAACGTGGTCGAGGGATTCCTTACGGACAGTAACACCATCTGCTACCTGCTCAAATCCACGCTGGAAGTCTGACATACTAGAAAGCCCCAGCATTTGCTTGGGGCCACTTTCTATTCAGTTGTCTATGTTCTCAGTTCCAGCTAATACACACGTTGTGTACACCGCGGGAGATGGGGCCAAGGGCGCTAAAGGATTTCGCCGACAAATCGATGACTCTTCCGTGGACGAATGGTCCGCGGTCTGTGATCACCGCTTTCGTGCTACGGCCATTAGCAGTCACTGTGACAACTGTTCCAAAAGGTAGCCACTTGTGCGCTGCTTGATTCGACCAGGTGTCGAATCTCCGACCAGATGCAGTAATTCCTCCCTGGTATCCGTCCCCTAGACCGTAGTAGCTTGCTCCTCCGCATTGTTGTCCTGCTTTTGCAGAAAGAGGGAAAGCTGAAAGAGTGGCAATGGCCAGGGTAACAATCGTTTTCTTCATGAGCTCCGAGATAAGGAACATAACATTCCAGGGTCATCTTTGCAATCTGCAATTGTTTATAGATGAGTTAGAGATGCTATGACAGACGCCCGGCAATACGTGGTGATAGCACCAGATCGAAAAACGTCTGAATTTTACTTTAAACTAGTTCGGTAGGGTTATTGTAACCGTACGAACAATTCTCTTCCCTCCTTGATATTGGAGAGGAGAGTGGAGAGGGATACAGGTCTGTGTCCCCCATTACTAATTATACCATGGGACTTGGGGTACTTGGTGGTGGGGTAGCCAGTTCGGCGAAGTAGCACAACATCGGGGGAGTTGGCCCCGACCCATCGAGTGGGTTTTTTGGCTTTGCTCATGAGCGTGGGCTCCTCCTTGAGGAAGAGGGAGAAGCCGTAGGTCGCTCTGAAATGGTCGTTAAGATCCTCAAATGTTTGTGGTGTCATGGAGATGGTTTTTACTCAGTTTCTAAAGATAGAATCCAGTCTTCGGTGGGAACAAAGTTCAACTCAAATAACTGATTGTCCTGGTTACAGTAGATCAGTTTGGGGTCTTGGCCGTCGGGATAGAACCATCCGGCCCGCTGCAGCAGCCGCGCCCTCAAGGTCAGCACCCACAAGGTTAGCACCCGGTTTGATTTCGTATCCGTTGATGTTCATAATAAGAAAATAAAGAACTGAGGCCCGAAGTCCCTATTTTTTTCTATCGAGACTGATAATAGAGGCTAGACCTGCTAGAACTCCTATTGAACATAAAGTCCATTGCCTAGTTCCACTACCATATGCAACAAGTCCAAAACTCATTACGACACCTATTGCAGCAAGAGAAGCACGTTTCATAGAAGAAGATAAAGAGTAAAGAACTGAGGTGGTTACAGTAGATCAGTTTGGGGTCTTGGCCGTCGGGATAGAACCATAGCAACTGGTTCTTAAGATCCGCCTTGCGCGGGTCGGGAACGGTTTTGCCCCTCTTCAACTTGAAAATAGACCGATGATAACCTTCCCCTACATTTAACCCTTTGACCCCATCAAATCCCACTTCGCTTGGTTTCATGATCTTGTCTAAAACATCGAGTTGAATACCGGAACTAGGTCCTGGATGGTGACAGACCGACCGTCCTCCTCGTCCTTCTGCTGCGAGACCGTCTTGGTACTCGAGTCGGCGGACTTTCTGAAGACGCTGTCAATCTCGATAGAGGAGAGCCAGGCATTGGCCACCGGAAGCTCGTAGATGTCGTAATTATACCGCATCCAGGCCCAACACCAAGCATGAGCCACCTGGAAGAGCGTAGCGACTTTCTCGGCCTGGTCTTCCGGGCAGAGGTAGAGGATGCTGTCGTGGACCGACATGCAGAACTCCGCCTCCAGCTCGTATTTGTCGATGAGCCACTCCATCGCTGTCATGAAGGCGTGGAGCATCGCGCTCCCGGTGGACTGGATGCACCAGTTGTTACGCATCGTCCAGAAGTCGGTTCCGACACTCGAGGGGCGGAAAGCCGTGGACATCTTGGTGCCGCTGAGTGGGTTGATAGGGCAGGGCATGTTAGCGATCCGAGCCATCTCGTTGTAGGCGTAGGAGTCGGATCCGCCGATGAGGGTCTGGGAGAGCCTGGAGGCTTTCTTACCCTTCTTGATCTTGATGAGCTTTCGTCCCATCTCCATGGCCTCCTTCATCGGGATGCTCTTATTGCCCTTGCGGATGGTATTGGCCAGAGTCTTCGCCCCGCACCCGTACAACATACCGTAATTACAACCTTTGGCAATGGCCCTGGTAATGCTGATGGCCTTGGCGGTCATCGAGTGCATGTCGGTACCGTCGTCTTTCGACCCCGCAAGAATCGAGTGGGAGAACTGAGTACTCCCAGCGATCTTGTGGAAGGAGTCGGCGAAGATCGAGGCAACGACCGCTTCCTGAGCGTCAAAGTCCGATTCCACAAACACGTAGCCCTTAGGCGCCTGAACGCGGGTCTTGATCTCGCTACCGATCTTGTCGTACTTGGGGTCGGGGACGGTAAGCCACAGATTCTCACCGGCTCGATTGGTAGAGGTGTTATGCGGGACGGTGGCGGGGATGATGAGGGAGAACTCCTCACCCTTAGGGGTCTTCACCACCTCCACGTTCTGCTCCCTCACCCTCGAGCGGACACTCGTCCAGTAGGCAACATTGATCGCAAGCTTGATGAGCTCGCGAGCCTGCGCGAGGTCGGAACTTAGCATTCCCGACTCGAAGTCCTCAACGTAGTCCTTCGTCAGAACACCACCAACATTCACCCCCTCACCGTCCGTGTGCGGGAGCCGCTCGTAATTACCACTGTCCGGGTCTTTGAAACACCAACCCTTGTCCTTGAGGAACACGATCGGCTGATTATCCCACTTCAGGCGGAGCAGGAGGTGGGAGATGCGGTTTTTGGTGGAGATGCCCTCGATGTGGGGTTTGCCATCCACCAGGTCCTTGGAAGATACGCCCCTCACCCACTTGGGCACTCCGTACCACTTCGAGCTGGGTTTTCCAGCCTTGGTGAGTTTGAAGTTGGCGCCCCAGTCGAGTTGAGAGAGCCACGGATCCCCCTGTATATCCTCGTCGGTCAGTTCGCCCTCATTCCAGGCCTCGTAGACCTCCACGGCCATCTTACTCAGGATCTCCTCCTGCCGGTCGATGGACCCCCTCCACTGCTTCTCGCAGTTGGAGAACCACTCGTCCCAGTCGGAGACAACGGGAAGTTTGGCGGAGGCGATGCCGAAGTGAGCGGCCAGGGTGGTAGGGGACGGGTTATTCTGGAGGTACTTGAGCACGACAATCGAGTACAACTCGAAGGTGATCTTTACGTCCTTCAGGGCGTACTCGATAAGCTCGTCGCGCAGGGGCACAAAGTCGTCCATGGATGAGGAGTCCACAAACACATTCCTGATCTCCTTGTCCTCGTGCTCAAGAGGGATGGCTGGCCGGCAGTGGAAGTTGTAGCAGTCGACGAGGTTATTCATCGAGCCCTTATCCGCCCATACCGGATCGGCTTTGTACATCACCTTCTTTGCCTGCTTCTGAACATACCACCATCGTTGGCCCGAGGCGAGGCCGGAAACGTTGATGTGGGCGGACATCGTGTCAAACCACGAGTTGGTCTTTCCGAGAACGTAGGATTCCTGCGTCCGAGGGCGATCGTAGGCTACGTTGTGAGCGATGAACACTCCGTCCTTGCGGCCCAGCGGCACAAGCTTCGGCTCGTACGGCACTCTGGAATCCACAAAGCTTTCGTGCATCCAGACGTAGTAGGCTTTATCGGTAACGGCGGTGGCGAGGATTGGGTGGGAGAAGTCGCTGCCTTTGACGAAGGTCTCGCAGTCGAATACGCCGATCCTCTCTTCGATTCCGGAGACACGCCGGGCGGGACCATCGAACGGGTACTTAACCCATCCACTCGCCAGGAAGAACTTTGTCCGGTCCGGGTAATCGGGGATGTCGGTGTAGGCGAAGTCCTTCATCAATCTCACGCGGTCCGAAGTCACCTCCTTGGAGATACGGTCGAAATGCCCGTGGATGGTGGAGTCGCGCAACTCGGGCAGTTTGAAGTCGTCGATGAAGAAACTAGAGGGGTTCTTGACAGGAAAGTCCACACCGAACCGCTCCATCTCCTCCTTCACTTCGGAGATCTTTCTGGTCTCGGGGCGCTTAGCTTTGATGCCTTCGCCAAACACCCTGGAGTTCATCGAGTCGGAGAGGACGGCGTAACCGAGGGAATTGAGCTTGGACATATACCACCGAGTAGATACTGCTATCTTATCATGGAAACGGGCCTTGGGTCAAGGCCTTAGCCACCTAGTCGTCCGTCCACCGACTCAGTAGTAGATGAGAAACTCGTCCCGGTCGGTGTAGTACACCCCAACCCCCTCGAAGTTTGTGGCGTCTATGATGCGGAGATTCTTCCTGAAGTAGGGGTACCCGTAGTGCCCGAAGAAGTACTTAGCGTCATCGCGGATGTGGTCCTCGAGCGGGTCGTTTCTGAACCAGGGGTAGCCGATGCCCGTGAGTACGCTGTTCCTGGTGGAGTCGTCGTAATCAGGATCGTAGTAAGCGTGAGCGCAGCGGTAGATCTGGCCCTCCGCCTCGAATTCCAGGGTGAGGGGCGTTACGAGGAGCCAGTGGAGGAGCTCAAGCTGGGTCTTTAGAGGTAGGCTTTTCACCAACTCGAGGGTGTACCTGACCTCCCTCTGCTTGATCTGGGGCTTGGGTAACGCGAGGTTTTTCAGGATGTAGTTCTCGTTGTTCCCGATTATCAGCGTTGCCTTGCCCTGGTCCACGAGGTTTTTGACCTTCAGCAACATCTTCACAGGGGACGTACGCTTAGACCTCCGGAAGAATGACTTGTGGTGGATGACGTCGCCTAGGAACACGTAGTGGTAGTCCGGGGATTTCTGCAAGATGCGGTCGAGGGTGTCAATACGGCCATGCAGATCACCGATCAAGCAGTATCTCTCAGTACTCACCTCTGGCCTCCAGGCAGCAGCCAGGTGCCCACCAGTCCGGGGCGGGGACTTTTGCCCACTTGGCAAATCTCCACTTCGTCCAGTTGTAGTAATTGCGGTAGGCTTGGATGGGATCCTCGTAGACTCTGCAGAAGGAGGGCATCGCTTGCACGGGGTCAGTAAGACCTCGGTGGGGATAGACGTTCTCGACCATCAGCTTTGACACAGTGCCATTTATCGTGTTACCTTCTGGGCCGTAGTAAAAAGACAGAAGACTTGTGAGTCCGGCGTGCTCCTTGCCAAATCTTTTGCGAAACTCAGCGCATAGGTGGTATGTCACTTCAAACAACCACAAAAAATTACCCTTGGACTCCTTGACCCACTTCGTGCACGGGTGGTTCTTATACGCCCTGGTGGAGTAGTAATTGCCGTCCTTTTTCTTCGCTGGGAGGTAGCCGTAATGCACCGCGGCAACACTCATCATCTGAAGATGCTCGATAATCATCTTGTTGACGTGCTTATCGCAGTGAGCCGCTGCGCATTCCCTCGTGTTGGCGGAAAGGAAAAAGATGTTCATAAAAAAACCTCCCTGGATAGTCTGATTCTATCACAGAGAAGGGGAGGGAGCGGGGTGGTAGTGGACGGTTAGACGTCGTACTCCCGGCACTCAAGAGCGCTGGGGTTCTTCCTGCAGTACTCCTCTAGCGAGAGGATAGGAGCCCCGGTGCTCTGATCGATGGGTAGAGTGAAGTCCTCGGAGGACTTTACGTTGTCGGAGAAGGTTACGTGTTCCATTGCTGTGGTGTGATATGGGAAGTACTGGGATCGAACCAGTGACATCCTGCTTGTAAGGCAGGCGCTCTACCGCTGAGCTAACCTCCCTCTTCGGGCTCGTCCTCGTAGCTACTAGGTTCCTCGAAGAGCTCGCGCAACTTGAGTCTGTTAGCCAGTTCTAGTAACTGCGAGAAATCCTCTTCCTTGGTTAGTTGTTCAGCCATCGGAAAGCTTTAAACTGTTTTATGCGCGAGAGAGGACTTGAACCTCCACGGGGTTGCCCCCACGGGTACCTAAAACCCGGGCGTCTACCAATTCCGCCACTTGCGCGAGGTGCTCGATGCGAGGATCGAACTCGCCTATATCCGATTATGAGTCGGGTGCTTTCACCAGATAGCTAATCGAGCGAGTAGGACCGCGGAGACTCGGACTCCGTTCACTCCGTTATAAGCAGAGGGCCTTAACCCATAGGCGACGGTCCCAAAACTCACCGACCGTGTCTCTGGTGTATGTACATTATACCATATGTTGGGACAACAATCAATAGGAGGCTTAGCGTACCGGCTATCTGAAGGTCATAGGTACGCAATGTCTCGCGAATCGACAGGAATAAATGATCCATCGGTGGTTCTGACAATAAATACGGCGTAGTACCCCGGAAAGTCCGCCGATACCCCTTGTATTATACCCGTTCTCCAGAGTTTGTGGTAGGTAAAGCCTACGCGTCTCCCTCTCATTTGCCGCCGGAGTGGACGGATGGTAGGTTGGGGAACACGGACTCTAGGACGTTAACCTGGCCCACCAGCACCCCCACAACTAGCAAAGCCCCACCTAACAACCACTTGAATCTCGATAAGTCGTCTATGCGAGAGCCCAGTACCTTCACCTCCTTATCCACCTTCGTATCGAGGTCACTTATCTCGTCAGTGGTGGACTTTATCTCCCGGGCGTAATTGGACTTTAGCTCATCTAGGAGCTTTATTATCGCTGTGTCTGACTGTATGCTCTGGTCCAGGCGTTCCTCGTGTCTTACGAGGATCTTCGCCACGTTCTGATTGGCTTCTGAGATCTTGTCTACGGCCGTCTCGAGTTTGGAAAGCATCTCTCTGGAGAGATCTTCGTAGACGTTTAGTTTTTCCTCTAGAACGGCGAGTCTTACGTTTGAGGAGCCAAATAAGTTAGCCATACGGGATCGGATATGCGTAACGAATCGTACTACCAGTTATTACTTTAAACAAAGCCCCCTGTCGGACTCGAACCGACGACCTACGGTTTACAAAACCGGTACTCTATCCAGCTGAGCTAAGGAGGCGGGGTGTAGGACGGGACTTGAACCCGCATAAACTAGAATCACAATCTAGTGCATTAGCCAATTATGCTACCTACACATGGCAGTAATGGGATTTGAACCCATAATTCCGTCGTTATGAATGACGGGCTTTACCGTTAAGCTATACTGCCTGGCGGAAGATGTTGGATTTGAACCAACGGAGCCGGGTGTACCGACTCGGCGGTTTAGCAAACCGCTGCTTTAAGCCGCTCAGCCAATCTTCCATTTTGCCTTTCGGCAAGCGCTCTCTGAGAGATTTGAACTCCCGACACCCTGGTCCGTAGCCAGGTGCTCTGGTCCGCTGAGCTAAGAGAGCATGGCACCGAAACAAGGACTTGAACCTTGGATAACAGTTTTGGAGACTGTCGTGTTACCACTACACTATTTCGGTATGTTGCCCGAAGGCGATTGGAACGACGAGGTTTGAACTCGTGACCTCACGATTATCGGTCGTGTGCTCTACCAGCTGAGCTACGTTCCATTGTGTGAAAAGCAGATGCAAATGCAGATTTAAAATCTGCGAACTTCGTGCTTTTCACTTTTTCAAACAGGTTTTCTTATGCTTACCCTAAAAACCTATTATAAAATAGGTAAGCAAAGTGGGAACGGCGGGACTCGAACCCGCAACACCATGCTTTTCAAACATGTGCTCTACGCAATTGGAGCTACGTTCCCTGGCACCCCGAGTTGGACTCTAACCAACGACCGACCGCTTAGAAGGCGGCTGCTCTATACAACTGAGCTATCGGGGCATATACGCCGGCGTGGGCGAGGGTATCCACCTACGGAAACGGGAACCGTTTCTCTACGATGTGGCTTAGGGGACCCTTCGTTTAAGCCTCCGTTCCTTGGAGGCCCCGAACCCCGCGAGGGGGCATGGAGAGTAGGAGGCTCGAACTCCTGACAGCCTGCTTGCAAAGCAGGTGCTCTACCAGCTGAGCTAACTCCCCCTGGCGGCCCTTTTGTTAAAGCGGTAGAGCCGAACCGCATCAATGGAGAACGTTTGGACCGTTCTCGAGTCGGGGTGAGAGGGATCGAACCTCCGACATCCTGCTCCCAAAGCAGGCGCGCTACCGCTGCGCTACACCCCGTGATGGCCCCATTTAACACGTTAGAACACGGCTCAAGACCGGCCAGAGGTGGGGGCTCGTGGCTTCCAGCAGGGCTCGCATATTGGCCGGTAAGAGTGTTTCATCCAGCAGCACCAATGGCAAGACAGCCCTCAAGGAAGCACCACACATTAACGACTGTATGAGTGGCCGTGTCGGGAACTTAACGACGTATTCCATACGACTCCGGTGTCTAGAACGGAGATTTGTGAGAGGCGACAGTTAGAGACTGCTGACAGCCTTGACTCAATTAAAGCCAAGGGTCTCCCACAATATGCCAGGTTTCAATTTTTATCACCCTGAACTATGGAAACCAGAAAACGGCATCCAGGGATCAAGTCACAACCGCCAGCGAGGGTTACTCAACCGGCAGCGTGACAATGGGAGTTGTGGGAATCGAACCCACGGGCACACCAGTCGAACAACGGAATCGAACCGTCTACCTACCTTTACTCCCGTGTGGGCTCCGGTAGTGACCCCGGAGCCGCCTGTCACTAGGCAAGCCCGATGCTTACGCAGAGCGGGAACGAGGCAGGTGCGGTATCCCCGGCCACAGTTAGAGACTGCTAGCAAGTACCCGAGACGTCGATGACACGTGCCGGTGTACGCCGGTGCCCATGCTCCTTTTGCTTTCCTTACCTCGGCAGGGTGCCGCTACCTCCCTTTTTTTGCGGCGTGTTTGTCCGTTTCGTTTATCTGGGTACGTTACTAGACCCAGGATACTGCTTACTGTACCCGCATCAAGTCGTGAGTGTCGTTAACGCTTGAGCATGGAATGGGAGTTCACCCATTCATAACCTATTTGGGAGCCTGAACTATGACTCTTACAGGCAGTTTGGCATTTTTCTCGCTCCCAGACTACGCAAACTGCCAAATGGCATCCGGGCACAAGCCTACTTCCCCCTCGTCTAGTAGGCGTCGCATGGACGAGGGAACTGGCCCGGCAGGGATCGAACCTGCGACAACTTGATTAACAGTCAAGCGTTCTACCGCTGAACTACAGGCCATTGAGCGGAGAAGAAGGGACTCGAACCCCCGAGGCTTTTACACCCAACAGTTTTCAAGACTGCGCCCTCGACCAACCGGACCCTCTCCGTGAGGTTTGCCACCGGCATTCCGGATTATCAGCTCCGGCGCGAAGTGGCGACGACCCATACGGGATTTGAACCCGTGATCTCCACCGTGACAGGGTGGCGTGATAGACCGCTACACTAATGGGTCAAGGTGGGTAGGGGTGGATTTGAACCACCGATGGCAGAGCCGCCTGATTTACAGTCAGGTTCCTTAAACCACTCGGACACCTACCCAAAACAGTTTATGTTTACCGACCGAGCTGAAACGGTCAATGGGTCTGGTGGGGCTCGAACCCACAACTTCCAGGTTAAAAGCCCGTTACTCTACCATTGAGCTACAGACCCGTAAAAGTTTAGATTGTCAAGGTTCGGGGGTCGTGGGGGGGGGGGGGGCCGGAGAAGTCCGTCTCCCTTGACCATGAGACTAA